AGGACTAATAGCAGTACCATCATTCGCTTCCAATGGGATATCGTCCTCTGATAGGACTGCTTCCCCGTTCTTCCAATTAGGTGTCCAGAAATAAAGCTTACCATTGATAAAGTCATAGATCTCTATTACCTTACAATAAAGGAACTGATTAGGTAACGATGTTTCCTCAGCCCCTCTATATGGATCCTTCCCTCTGTTCTCACCCTTCTTGAAATAATCTTCTTTCTTTACAGGATTCCATTTCTTTCTACCGAACCTGTCATTCATAGATGCTACGGTTTCAAAATAGATATGACCAACATATCTCATTTCTTCCCACACGTTAGCATCTCTATCTACTATAACTTCCCAAGGACTACAAGCCTTTACACCTACACGATCCAAGATGTTCTCAGCATCTCTAGGATACAGCTTGATGAAAGCATTAGGATATATCAAAGCCAGTCTACTGGCCAGTTCCATCTGATCCTTCTGATTATATAGGAATCTATTAGAAACTTCCTTGACTAATTTTTTATTTCCCTTTCCTTGTACATCCCCTCCAACTTCAATTGCTGGAGACTTAGAAAATAAACTAGCAATGTATCCTTCTATATAAGCATAAGCATCTGATGTCTCAACCCTTAGCTGTGCTGCTTCATCAAACGCTCCACGTTCCTTATAGAATTCCGTCATATACGCAGCTTTATACTTACGCATATCAGACTGCTTCTCTTCCCACACCGCATCGTGTTGGGACAGTACAGTCCTAATGAAATTTACTTTCTCTTGATTTGTTATCTCTGCCATATGTGTTCCTTATATATTATCTAATTTGTAAAATTAGTATCTTTTTTCTTTCATACCAGCCGCATCGTTTAGAATTCTTTCTACCCTTCTTGACTTTATCCAGTCAGGAAGAAACGCCGACTTGTTTAGATATACCTGCTTCAGACACTGACAAGCTAATGCCAATGCTATAACAGTATCACCGTGATGATCCATACTATCAGGTACCTTAGGAGCCAATCCCCTTTCACACATCTGATAAGATCTAATTTCTGTATAAGTAATTGAATCTAAATTAGTAATGACACCCTCATTCAGTAGTGCCTTCAATTCCTCAAACATTGTTATTTTACTTTTCGTTGTTGTAATCCAATCCTTATCCTTAGCGGACTTCCATAAATTGTAATAACCTAAATGTCTTAGCTCATTCAATACAGGTAGTCCCCAATTGTTCTCTTCTACTAGAACCTTCGCATCACTGTATTTAGTTGCCATATAGACAATCTTCTCAGCTAAAGCAACTGGGGTGGTAGTGTTACTACGGAACATCGCTACAGGTTGATAACTTTGCTTATCCATAACAGTTATGACACTATAATCACCACCTCTACCAGATGCCACGTCTACCCCAATAGCATACGACATATTCGGATCTGGATCTTCAAAATAATATTCCTTATTATTCTCAGCCTCTATGTTCAGCACCTCCACAAACCTGAGGTCATCATCACAGAAATAAGCATTACCACTTTGGGCAAACGCTTCTTCTACTGTAATAGGATATTCTCTTTGAAATTTATTAGCACCCATACGATGTATCATACAGGCTCTCCAATACATCTGATGCTGATCTAAACTATGTAACCTTTGATAAGGGATATCATCACATACCCATCCTGTAGGGTATTCATCTCTATAACTTTCGTGATTCTTCCAAGGAAAAAATACATATTCCCAATCACCTTCACCCCTCTTAGCTTTGATAATCTCAGTATGTAACGCATCACCATAATGATTAGCTGTAGATTCTATAATCAATTGATTACCATTCAAAGCACCAATAGCCGTAGCCTTCAATTCTTCAGGATGCGGAGCAAAAGCATATTCAGAAATATGTAGAAAATTACAAGTAAAACTTCTCAGCCCTCCCTTTCCTTCAGCAGACACCGCCATAATCTTAGCACCTGTATCAGCAAAAATCATCTCAGTAGTATTCTCAGTAGACATATCCCTACGTAACATCTTCGGCAATGTATTGTAGAACATTTTATATATTCCTAAAATATGTTTAGCTGAGGATAACTTGTGACTGAGGATAACAATTGTTATAGGTTCCTTAGCCGTATACCACTTATAGAAAAGATATGCCGAACAAAACGTAGTACTACCGATCTGTCTAGGCTTCAGGAATAACGTATCCTTCCCAGTCTCTAGAGCCTCATACATCAACATCTGTTCGTCTGTAGGCTGTAAGTTACACAGCTTTCCTTTTTTATCAACAATCTTCAATCTACTGATAAATAGGAGAGGATCCGACAATACCTTTTCTAAAGCAGAATTCATACACTTTCCATTAGTAAATTGAAAGGTAAAAAATTAGAGAAAAATATTTGGCCACCATTATCATATAGATAAAAATCTATATGATAAGATATACCCTTATTACTATTACTAATATAAATATTATTATTATTATAGGGGGTGGAGGACAAACTATCTATACTATAAATCATTCTTATTCTTCTCTCTCTCTATCTCTATATAAATCAAATCACTTCTCATTATTATTACCTTTCAAACTATCAACAAAGCCATCACAATATTCCTTCACCTTCCCCTTATCTATATCAATATCTATATAATCATTATCATATCTTATCTTACATTTCACCGATACATCCGACTTACTATACTGATTCTTCTTCTTATCCTTTACTACCTTCACCTCTATATCTAATTCACCTAATATAAATCTAAACATATTATTCCTCTCTTGCTTATACACAACCCCAATTCGTGAAACGAATTGGGGTTTATCTTCATCTCTACTTTATTACTGTCAACCAATCTTTCATATCATATTCTTCCTGTTCCAACTGCTTATCCATATTCTTATCTTCTCTCCTCCTCTTCAACATCTCCATCTGACTTAGCGTACTGAGAATATTACTAAATGTTTGTCTTCCTATCTTACAATTTCTAGACACATTGAATTCTCTCATCGCATCATCCACCAGATCCCACAGTACTGTCTCTATATCTCTATCCTTTATCGCCTTATACGTGCTCTTCTTCATCTTTATTTCCTATTATTATTATACACACAATTATACTTTTGTATAATTTTATTTTCCTTTTATTTAGCTACTGCGTTTATCTCTTCTGTTACAACCCCATTTGATTTCATCAAATGGGGTTTACTATTATCACCCATAAATAATTCCTTGAATACCTCAGCATTACCGCAAATCTCCCCAACCTTCTTCAAACTTCCTTTGTAAATCTGCCAACACCTTTGTCTCGTATAACCCATCTCTTCCCCTATTTCGCTGAACGACTTACCGAGCCATACAAAACTATAAACAATTTTATTTTCCTTTTCCGTCAGCATCTGCTCTAACCAGTCTACTAGCGAGAACTGGGGAGGAAAGGGAATAACATTAGAATTTTGTTTATCTATCCTATCTATCATCTCATCCTCCGCATTATACGATCCACATAATTTATCCAATCTCCACGTATCACAACCTACGTAACGCCAATCATCCTTGAACTTCTTTTTATTCCTAAACACTTCATCATTATCCTTATCCTTATTCATAACCTATAGTCTCCTTTACATTATTATACCATAACCATACCAATTGTAAAATACAACACAACATAACTGATACATAATAACTAGTAACTATAATTTATTTATTCCCTATAATAAGACATTTTGTAAAATACCATTACTATTATTATACTACGCACTTACCAATTTGTACAATAATACTTATGCTTCACCAACATCTGGTACTACATAAATTTTATTTTTATTAGTATCATCCTTCATCTCCTTCCAATCAATGTCACCTGATAATCCTTTGACATTACTAATCCCTACCTTCTCAAACGCATTCACTAAAGCTGAATCAACATCCATTCCTTCACCATCAATCTTGATAAAGAATCTGAATACCTTCTTCTTTTCCATCGTACTTTCCATCCTTGATCTCCTTCCATAATTCTTTTATTTCTGTACCATACGCAGTCTCATAAAAAATCTTCTGATTCCTAGCACTAATACCAATCTCCATCTTAGCTATTATCTCAGCCACATTGAAGATCAACGAAACTAATTCTACATTCTTACGTCTAACCTTATTCCAATTTATCTCTCTCAACAATTTTATTTTTATTCTTCTCCACGCTAATTCATCTACGCTCAAACAATCCTTATACATTACAATCTCCTCTTTT